GTATTGAACATACCCTGAGGTGTATAGTTAACGTTCATTTCAGTCAATACACAGGAGGTATGACGATGAATGTTTAAGTTTTCCCTGCCACCATTAAAGTATGTGATGTCAAACTCAGACGGATAGAGGAACAAAAAGTTGCCCCCGCCCTTGTACTCAGGCAGCATGTGATACTTAAACGCTTTGATGATCCCTAAAACGTTTTGTGCTTCAGCCTCATTCCTAGGAGCAAACATATACTCCATCGTGAATGACCTGAAGTCAACACCATTAAATATTTGCTCCTTCATTGGATTAGGTGCCAACCCAGTTACGGCTTGTAAAGCAGCACCTCCAATAACGCCTGCTCCCTTTAATGTAGTGGCTGCAAATATAGCCGAAGCAATGCTAGCGGTTTCTGGAAGTGAACGCAACTTATCTTCTGTTGCTCGACCGATAGCATTAGGCACTGCTAATGCGGCTTGAAATGCAAATGTGTCAGTACTGTTCCAATCAGCACTATATCTAATAGATAGTTGATTAGGAACGTTTAATGCTATAGCGGTCTTAAGTCTTTTTTGACTACGTTGAAAAGTAGCACCAGTCTGTAAATTTAAGTTGGCAATTGATGCACCAGCTACCGCACCACCTTTCAGCGCACCTTTTATAGTTGCATTTTTCTCTGTACTATTTGAGTTTGCTGCAGCCCCAGTAGCAGCACCTATAGCAATTGCTGTACTAGCTACAGAAAGACCACTAATGTTTTGACTGCTTAACGTGCTCTTATCACGCTCAGACGCGTCGATGTCAACTGTACCGGCTTGATTATTCTCTACCATCTTAGCTGCGTCATTGACGTTGATGTAGAAGATCACATAGTTGTTGCCATACTCCGTAAGATTTCCCATAAGATCAGAGGGATAGGAATGATTGCTGACGTCGTACTTTGATCCAGTGGTGTCAAAACTCTTACCCGAATAACCGCTCTCAGGCACAGCTGTAGTAGGTCCTATGCCGGGTTCTGCGATGCTGTCAGGTTCCATGCTTTACATCCTATAAATAGTTGTATATTCTTTATATTTATCTATGTTTCACAAACGCAAGTACACTCCCATCAACACACATAAATACGTTGGTGATCCAACGAACATCATCATGCGGTCAAGCTGGGAGACTAAGTTTGCTATATGGTGCGATACTAATTCGTCTGTGCTTAAGTGGAACTCAGAGGAGACTGTTGTACCCTACATATCACCAGTTGACAATAGAGCACATCGGTACTTCATAGACTTCAAGATTCAAGTGCGGGATAAATCAGGTACACTTAAAACCTATTTAGTAGAAATAAAACCAGACCAACAAACTCGGCCGCCAGTACCTCCATCACGAAAGACCAAGCGCTATATCACCGAGGTGATGACTTGGGGCGTGAATGACGCTAAGTGGAAAGCCGCTACAAATTATGCTAAAGATAGAGGATGGGATTTTGTGGTGTTGACAGAGTATCACCTAGGGATAAAATGAACTTCTTAAACGTCTTCGAACAGTACAAATACGATCAGACTATCGTCGCTAAGTCACGAGTCTGGTTTCAGCAACAGGCGCTGCTGCTTCGTAAGCAAGGTGTAACAACAAATAAAGTCTATAAGAACTCTGGTCGAGTTGTTTCAAAGATACAACCAGGTAACCTATACATGTTCTTCTATGACCCTAAGTACAAAGAAACACTACCCCATTACGACAGGTTTCCTCTAGTGTTTCCCTTTGAAAAGACTGAGAATGGGTTCCTTGGTCTCAACATGCACTACCTATCATATAAGCTCAGGATTGGTGTACTTGAAAACCTCATGCGATTCAAAACGACTAAGGGAATCGAAGAGAAGACTCGACTCAGGTATTCCTATAGCATGTTGCAGGGCATTGCGAAGTTTGGTCTTGCTAAACATTGTGTTAAGCATTACCTAAGTGAACACATCGTAACTCAACTCAAGATCATAGAGCCTGCTGACTGGACAACAGCGATGATGTTACCAGTCGAAAGCTTCGCTAAGGCTACGACTACACAGGTCTGGAAGACCACAGGAGGCACCTAATGGCTAGTCCATCACTATATGACTTCATCAGCCAAATAAAGGGTGAAGGCTTAAGTAGAACGAACCGGTTCTTAGTAAACATAGCAAGTCCGGCCGCATTAGGTGGTAGTGATGCTAGATTGATACAACTTTACTGTGAACAAGCTGCTCTACCTGGAATGGCATACGCTTCTACTCCGGTAAGATCTTTCGGTGAGAATCGTGAAGTAGTATACGAACGAAACTTTGAACCTATCGCATTGACGTTCTATGTTGATAGAAAGATGAGCGTATTGAGTTTCTTTAATGATTGGATGGATGCTATAGTTAATCCAAACACTAGAGTAAATAGTTATTATGATGATTATACAACACAGATGAATATCACAGTGCAGGACGTAGCAGACAATGATACCTACGAGGTAGAATTTCGTGAAGTGTATCCTAAATCAGTTGGTGCTATACAACTTGACTATAACTCTAAAGATGTTGCTAAGCTAACTGTTACCTTTAATTATAAATACCACATAAACAAGCGTAAGGATCCCGGTGGTGGTTATGGTGAATTGCTGCAACAAGCTGGTCTGCCATTCGTTCCTGGAAGTGATGTTTATCCAGACTTTGATAATTCTGGTAACTATGCTGAGTTTAGCAGAAATGATGTCCCTGATTCATTAACAGGTGACGCTACTAGTTATTATAATGATGGTATTGACATTCCTATCGACTATACAGAAGAAGAGTCCATATAAAATGGTAACCAAAAAACTCCCTACAAGGCCAGTTAAGAAAGAAGACTGGATGCAGACGCAATGGCGTCCGTTGATGGCCATGATGTATCTTAGTGTATGTACATTTGACTTTATCATAGCCCCTGTGCTATGGAGTGTTCTTCAAGGCCTTGATAAAGGTAATATCTCTAGTCAATGGTCACCAATAACACTTCAAGGTGCTGGACTGTTTCACTTAGCTATGGGTGGTATACTAGGCATTGCGGCATATGGTCGCACACAGGAGAAGATCAATGGCACTGCCACTAATCCTATGAACACAACAACCTCGACTACATCATCATATACTCCATCATCATATACCCCTTCGACTTCAGCGTCTACATCATATACACCCGCTGCAGCTTCTACACCTTGGACTAGTAACACTACTACTTCTACGACTACGACTCCATTACCAGATGCTATGCCAGATCCGGATCCAACACCAGTAGATGCGGCGCCAGTACGAGTTAGACGACAACGGTAATACCATGAAGATTCGTGATAAACTAAGTGAAGTATTTGATGTAACTACCATACAGAGTAGGCCGGTGACAGTCATCGAGGATCGTCCAAAGGATGACACCCTCGATGACGATTATAGTGTTAGTCGTAGAAACCTCCACTCTCTACTGGAACAGGGTCAGGAGGCGTTGTTCCATGCGCTAGAGGTTGCTAAGCAATCTGAACATCCTCGTGCATTTGAGGTTGTTGGCAACCTAATGAAGCAACTCGCTGACATCAACCACCAACTGCTTGACCTACACTCAAAGAAGCAGAAGATAGAGTCTCCTAAGGGAGAGCAGTCAAACGTGACTAATAATGCAATATTCGTTGGCAACACGACAGAGTTAAGTCGTATGCTTGAAAACTTGAAAAGAGGAATATAATGGCACTACCATCAGCAGCAACACCGAAGTACAAGCTCGTCATCCCATCACTTAAGAAGTCTGTGACCTATCGACAGTTCTTGGTGAAGGAGGAGAAGGCATTGCTCATCGCTCAGCATAGCGAAGATCCAGACGTAATGCTAGATACGCTTAAGGGCGTCATCGCATCCTGTATCACCGAGAAGATCAACGTCGACGACCTAGCACTCTTTGATGTTGAGTACATCTTTGCGCAGCTCAGGGCTAAGTCAGTGGGTGAGATAGTTGACCTTGTTTTGAAGTGTGACACCTGCACCGATCCGCTGGCGACTGTTAAATACTCCATCGATTTGACCAAACTCTCCGTAGACATCGCAGAGGGGCATGACAAGAAGATTCTCCTATTCGACGACGTAGGTGTAATCATGAAGTATCCCTCCTTCAGCATGATCAAGCGGATGGAGGGTATCGACACTGACAACATCGATGGCCTGTTTGAGGTCATCTGTCTATGTATCGAAGCAGTCTACAATAGCGAAGAGATGTTCTACGCTCGTGATCAGTCTATGGAAGAACTACGAGACTTCGTGAACAATCTGACACAGACACAGTTTAAGAAACTGCAGCGATTCTTTGATACCATGCCAAAGCTTGAGCAGCGAGTGGTGTTCAAGTGTCCGTTATGTCATAAAGACCACGACAAGATGATCAGAGGCCTCGATTCTTTTTTCTGATCTGCCTCTATCACGACACCTTGATGAACTACTACAAGATGAACTTCTCCTTAATGCAGTACCATAAATACTCATTAACCGAGATCGAGTCTATGATTCCCTTCGAGCGCGAGATATACACTGCGCTGCTGATCCAGCACCTCGAGGAAGAGAAGGCTCGGATAGAGGCACAGAAACAACGAGTATAAAAACAGGGATAACGAATGACTGTCATAACCGCTTCACCAACGAGCTTTCAGCAACTACTACAGTTGCAGCGCGCCTCAGTTGAACACCTTGACAGCATTCGTAGTCTGCTACAGGTTGGTGATCCTACTGCACAACTTAAGATACTTGAGAAGCTCGAGCAGTTATCTAATGTCGACGCCAAGACACAGGCGCAACAACTTCAGGTCTCTAATACCACCAACATCATCAACGAAAAGAACGTTGAGAACATCAAGAATCTAGAGTCAACCGTCGATTCTCTTAGGACTGAGTTATCTAACACAAGCAACGCCAGTAATGCCAGTAACACAAGCAACGCCAGTAATAAATCATTAGAGTCTAAGATTGAGTCACTTAAGGTAGTTAGCAAAGAGTCGCTGAAAACTCAGATTGAAGCTCTTAAGACTGCACACGAACAAAGTAAAATCAGCGTAGAGTCACGTGTTGCAGCAAGGGAATCATTAACGACAATGCAACCCATGAGCGAGAGGTCAATCAAGACCGCAGATGAGATAAAACAAGAGATCAAGTTGATGAGGGCCGACAACGCGAAGGCTCTAAAGTTACAGATCGAGGCGATCACAACTCAACACAACACCCATACCGATGAACAGGCTAATGCTGTTGCTAAAGTAGCGGAACCTATTGAACAATATAAATCTGTTGGTGAAAAACTTAGTGATTTTAAGAACAGCGTCAAGGGTAGTGTCAGCAACGTAGTCAAGGGGATGCGTGAGTCTCCAGGCGCTATGATCAGGGGTGGTGCACAGAGTCTTGCAGCCGGCATGGTATCATCAGGTACCATCAAGAAAGGTGGGCTAACAGACACGTTATTTGGTATCAGCAAGCGTGAAGCACGTAACGCGTTCGTCAAGAAGCAGCAGGCTCTCGACAGCGAGAAGACTGTACCTGAGTTACATAGAGACTTCGTGATCGCAGGCAAGACCGCTGCTAACATCAAAGGTGTCGACTCTAAGATCGAAGACTTTAAGAAATCAACCGGTGTAGATGACGCCACGATGGCTAAGACAAAGCAGGGCCGTGCACTGCTCGATGAAAAGGCTAAGCTCACCACTGAGTACGCCAAGGTTGATAAGGCCGGCCAGTTCGCAGCTGAGTCGATCGGTGACGGGCGAAAAGAAGCGGAGCACAAGAATACCTCTCCAGTGCGTATGCCTGGTAGCAGAAAGTTAAGTGAGACTCCAGCGTTGATCGCAACAGTCGATCAGGCTGACGCACCTAAAGCTGCTGCAGCAGAATCAATCAAGGCTGGTAGGGTGGCTACTCTGTCTGAAGAAGATAAGAATGAACAGCTCGCAGTTGTAAAAGAACAGACGACGCTGCTCTCAAAGATTGAGGAAAACACTCGCGGCCTCATCACAACTAATACGTCTAATAGGACAGAGACAACCGCACCTAGTGATAGTGGAGGTGGCGGTATACTAGGAAAAGCTCTAGGAGTGGCAGGTGACGCAGCCTCTGCGGCAGGATCATGGCTTAGTAAAAAGGGTGGTAAGCTAGGTAAGTTTGGTAAGATCTTAGGTATCGGTGGCATGATGGCTGGTGGCGCAGGTGCTCTAGCTGAAGGTGACGTCCTAGGTGCTGCCGCCTCAACTGGTGTAGACTTATTGGGTAGCGGCGCAACTATTGCTGAAGGCGCCGCAGGTACAGCAGCTAAAGGCGCTGGCATACTAGGCAAAGGCCTTTCCATCGCTAAGGGCTTAACTGGTGGTGTAGGTGGACTAGTAGGTGGACTAGCTTTAGACTACGCTTCTGATAAACTTAAAGAATCAGGTCATGAGAAACTAGCTGCGACCGCAGACATAGGAAGTTCAGCGGCGTCTGGTGCAGGTGTTGGTGCTAGTATCGGAGCACTCTTTGGAGGTGTTGGTGCCATTCCTGGTGCAGCCATCGGAGGTCTAGTAGGTGGCGCTTATGGTCTCTATAAAAACGCAGGTACATTGTTTAGCAGTGAAGATGCCAAAGGCCCAAACATACCTGGGGTCGTAGAAGCAGCTGGAAGGTCAGCTCAACTCAACACTGCACAGAAGAGTGCTATGCAAGAAGCTTCTGATGCAGTTAGAACAGGAAAAGTTAAAGATTATAACTCTCAATTAGATCTAACTGATACGATCGTAGAAAAATATGGTAAAGATCTAAGCCCAATGAGTAAGACAATGTTAGAAGGTCAGGTTAGAAGGTCGATACAAGACAACATATCTAACCCAATATCTAACAAAGCAGATCTAATGAAGCCAACCACAACTACTGGTGTGATAGTAGAAGATCTAACGACTAAAGTTGGTGCACTGAAGGAACAAGCACCGGTTACGTCTAACAACACAGTCATAGCACCAAGCAACACCACTGTGAACAACACGACTAATACGTCTAGGATGTTTCCACCAGCTAGGAATGAAGACTCTTCAATGGATCGTTATAGGTTCTCTAGGGGTAACTACTAACCTGTTACCCCTTCGGGGTTGTTCCACTATCTGGTTGTTATATTATTGGTTACCGGAAGATACATTATACCATCACTGCTAGAGTCTGTACAATCTTTGTGTAATTGACCGGCAAAAGAAAAGGTGCCGAAGCACCTTTGTT